GCTTTAATGGATAAAACGGTAGAAGAAGTCACAGCACTATTACAGGAGGTGTTCTTTGGGTAATACATTTATTGTTGCTGAAGACTTGGCCCTTAAGACACTATGCCAAGGCATGACTGTAACAGATGACGCGATTAATTCTCGAACAGTTAAAGTGTGGTTTGGCTACCCTGACATTGAAGTCCGCGACCAAACATTCCCATTCATCACCATTAATCTTGTAGACATTATGCCCGCAAATAACCGTCAGCACTCTGGGGTTTTATACGACAATGACTATCGCGGAACTATAGCCCCTGTTGCGGGAACGGCCTATGGATATGAAATCCCGGTAGCTTATGACTTGGTATACCAGGTAACATCACATTCTCGTCATCCGCGCCATGACCGAGCACTTATGTTCCAGCTACTAAACAAGTTTCCATCAAAGTACGGAAAGTTAGCAGTCCCTAACCAATTAGATACAGAGACTGCTTACCGTTCTATGTTCCTTGATGGATATGTAAAACGCGACACAGTAGAGAGCGAAACGGGAAACCGCCGCCTTTTACGCAACACCTTAACAGTTCGAGTAATAAGTGAGATGACGCCTCAAAACGCCATCGCACTTACAAAGACAGTATCAACTGTTAAGAAAACTATCTCGTATACCCTTACTGGAAACTACTCGGCATAATCATATGGAACTTTTGACTAAAACTAAGGAGACCATCTAATGGCATTTGAACGCCCTGGGGTATACGTTCAGGAAACGTTAAACCCATCTCAATCAACAACTGGTCTAAACTCAGACACCATTGGTGCCTTTGTTGGACCGAACGACCGTGGACCAATCACACCTACACTAGTTACCTCTTGGAGCGACTATGTGAATAAGTTTGGTTCTTGGAACACAACAGCCTCAAACGACCTAGCCCTTGCTGTATATATGTTTTTTGCAAATGGCGGACGTCAGGCTTACGTAAACCGCGTAGTAGGTTCTGGAGCAGCTGCGGCTACTCGTACCCTTCTTGACCGCGCAGGTAGCCCAGCTAATACACTTACTCTTACAGCAGCTAACCCTGGTGTATGGTCAGTAAACAGCGGTTCATACTACGGCATCTCATTCTCTATCACTGATTCTGTTATCACAGGTTATTTTGATTTAACAGTTTACTTTGGTGGAATCACAGCCCCATACGTTGTTGAAAAGTTTACAGACCTATCAATGACTTCAACAGATGCTCGCTATGCGCCATCTGTTATCAACACAGGCTCACGTTACCTAGTTGCAGCGTCCGTTTCAGGTAACACCGCAACAGGTGCAACAAAGAACCCAGCTCTTATTGCTGTGGCTTCTGGCTCACTATCAAGCGGTAATGATGGAACAGCTGTTACTTCCGTAACAAGTTACTCCGCATTTGATACTATTTTAAACCCTCTTCTACTCAATGTTGCAGGTTTTACGGACGCTACAACAGTAAACGCAGCTATTGCGTACGCTGTAAGCCGCGGTGATATCTTTGTAATTGTTGATGGTAAAACATCGAATGGTGCAGACGATACAGTAGCTAATCAGCTTTCACTTGCAGCTACCTACACAACAACTTCTTACGCAGCGGTTTATTACCCACGCGTAACGATTAGCGACCCTACCCGTGGAACAGGTTCTGCAACAGGGGCTACAAAGCTCGTAGGACAAGGCGGAGCTGTAGCTGGTTTGTTTGTGTCAACAGACAATTCACGCGGGGTCTTTAAGGCTCCAGCTGGTCTGCAGTCACGCATCCAAGGCGCTGTATCTGTAACACCTTTAACTAATGCAAACCTTGATAGCTTGAACTCAGCATCTGCTCCGGTCAACGCTATTAAGTTTGTACCTGGTTCAGGAATCGTAGTTATGGGCGCTCGTACACTAGACCCGGCATACGTATCTCGTTATGTTCCTGTGCGACGCACACTAATCTATCTTGAGAAGGCTCTTTCTGACCTTACTCAGTTTGCAATCTTTGAGCCAAACGACCCAGCTCTATGGCGCCGTCTACGCTCAACTGTTTCTAGCTTCCTTACAAACTTCTGGTCTCAAGGTGGGCTTCGCGGCGTAACACCTAGCCAAGCATTCTTTGTAAAGATTGATGACACGAACAACCCGCAATCAGCAATTGATAATGGAGAAGTCCATATTGAAATTGGTGTGGCGCTTCAACGCCCCGCTGAATTCGTAGTAATTAAAATTGGTCAGTTTGACGGTGGAACCACCGTTACTGTGGCGTAAAGGAGATAATATACAATGGCAAATCCAACAGCAGATAGCTTCATAACACGCTTCTCTAGTCTAGCTACGGACCCGTTACGCTCGTTTCGGTTCATCGTAGAATTTACAGACCCCGCTCAAAATGGTGAGACTGTATTTAGCTCTAAGATTGTTAGCTCAGCTGATACTAGAACATCTACTAGCGCAATGTCTTCCGGTTTTATCGGTGGCTTTGTTTCAGTAGGCGGGCTCAACATCACAACTCAGGCTATCCAGTATCGTGAAGGTGGCTACAACACCACAGTTCACCAGATTCCTGGAATGACTACATTCACACCTATTACACTACAGCGTGGTGTTCTATATGGTAATGACCAAGCTATCACTTGGATGCGCGGTCTTTTTGCCGCTGTCTCAGGTGATGGTATTACATCAGGCGCTCTATCTAACAAGGGTTACCGCGTCAATGCAAAAATTTGGGTTATGGACCACCCAAATACTGCAGCGAGCAACACACCCCGTATGGGCTTTGACGTAAAGAACGCTTGGATTACACAGCTCAGCTATACAGACCTAAACGCTAATGATGGAGCTATCTTGTTTGAATCTATTAATATGGTTCACGAAGGCCTATCAGTGTTCTTCACTAATAGCGATTACACACCTGTAGACCGCACATCAGCACTTAACTAATACTAACAAAGGAGCATAATACGTGACTAAAATAATCACAGACGCAGAACTAGTACAGCAATATGCACAAAAAGCGATGGAGGAGCCAACGCAACAGATTGTTACTAAGGCGCCTTCAGATACCACAGTAAAGCTTCCTGGCGGCTACATCCTTCCAACAGGAGAAGTAGTAAAGACAGCGGAAGTTCGTGAGCTCAATGGAGCTGACGAAGAAGCTATTGCTAAGGTTGGCTCAACAGCTAAAGCTTTAAACATATTGTTGCAACGCGGACTCGTCAAACTTGGTGATAAAGAAGTAACTAAAGATGACTTAGATGTTCTACTCTCTGGAGACAGGGACGCCATCTTGCTGGGCATTAGAAAAGTAACTTTTGGGCCATCTATCCCTCTAGTTATTCGATGCCCTCACTGCTCAACTGACCAAAACACGGAAGTTGATTTAGATGATGACGTCCCTGTACGAGAGTTGTCAGACCCTATTGCTGACCGTTTTTGGGAAGTAACAACAAAGCAAGGAACTGTAAGACTTGGGCTACCTAACGGAATCACACAGAAAAAACTTATGGATAATATTGATAAGACAAGCTCTGAAATCAATACAATGATTTTGGGAGGTTGCATTATGTCTGTTAATGGTTCCCCTTCTATTGGAGCGCCAACAGCACTTGCTTTAGGTATGGCAGAACGTAGTGAACTACTAACTTCAATTACAGAACGCAACCCAGGCCCACGCCTCGGGGAGGTGAAAAAGGTCTGCAAGGCATGTGGTGAGAATATCCCTCTACCACTTAGCCTTTTGGATTTGTTTCGCATATAACTTAGGAGCTTATGAAAGGCTTCTTGACGAATATGAGTTCTTAACAAGAACATTTATTGGATGGACTCTAGCGGATATAAAAACTTTATCTGTTAGAGAGCGTACAAACTGGACTGAACGAGCGCAGCGAAAAGTAAGGAGGTAGCCAATGTCTAGAGAGTCTATGAACATGGGTTCGTCTAACAACAATATTGTTAGCCAACTCAAGTCAGTAATGAATGAGTTCAAGCAAGGCTTCTCAGGCATGCGCCAAGAGCTATCCGGCTTTACAAACGCTATGCACGCCCTTCCTGGGTTTAGTAATGTAAACGGTGGCGCAGCGCCAATGGGGAACAAAGTGGCCCCGGACCCTGTATTCCGTAATGCGCCAAGCATTATTGGTATGACTGAATCAGGAAACATTGTAGCTGCAGGCCCTTCTGCATCTATGACGGCCGGTAGTGGGTTCTCTCAACAGACCTTACCTGGCATGGAGAATCTAAGCCAATATGTATCTAAAAATCCTGGAAGTGGTACGGTATACACACCAGCTTCTATGGTTGGAGGCGGCAGCGCTCTTACTAACCTTAACTCACAAACTGCTCCATACGGGGTTACAGACACTACCGGTACTGGAACAGCCGCAGGCGCTAACAGCATAGATGCGCTTGGAAAAAGCCCTGGAATTATATCTTCATTATTAAAAGGGCTTGGTGGTGGAAATAGTCTCCTTGGGACACTAAATGGTTTTGGATTAGTTTCTTCATTTTTACCTGGAACAGATGAAACTGTACAAGCTGATTTATTAATGAAACGAATTGCGTTTTTTACAAATAATAAAAGTGTTGTAAACCCATCTGGAAAAGTTGCTGGTGGTCAAGCAAATGACCTTGCTGCTAAAGGAATAGCGACTTCTAATTTAGACGCTTTAAATGCAATGGCTGCAGCTCAAAGCATGGGTCTTACATCTGGTGGTTCAGCTTTCAATCTTGGTGTTGCAAACGTTTCCAATTTAACTCCGGGTATGGGTATAGAAGGAGCTATGCGAGCAACTGGAGCAATGCAACAAGCCTCTAGTGTAAATATGTTACGTGGTATAGGTATTCAAATTAGAGATGCCAACGGACAGCTTAAACCGCCTGATGAAGTCATTGATGATGTATGGACTAAGATTTGTAAAGACTATTCTCAAGCTTATAGAGGAAAAACAGCACCTAGTTTAGATGAAGTTCAAATAGCTCTTCAACCAGGTAACTCTCTAGACTCTATGCTTAACCAATATTTTGGTGGAGACCCTATGTTAAAAAACATGGTAATGAATGGTCTTTTATTTAGAGCGCAATCTTCAAGAACTTTAGCAGGTTCAACAGTAGAGCAGATACAAGCACAGACGTCCACAGCCGCTGTAGGAGCTTTGGGTCTTGCTGGAAAATATGCAGCCTCAACAACCTTATTAAACTCTGCCGCTGCGGCGGGAGCTGGCGGTTTTACAACGGCAACTCAATTAATTACAGGATTTACTACCACGTTTGGTTCAGTTTTAGCGGAAGCTATGCTTCCATTAAAAACATTTGTTGATACTTTATTATCTGCATCTGGTGGTGCGCCAACAAACGTAATATCTGCACTAGCTGGGCTTTTTCCAGGAAAAGCCGAAGGCGGTACCGTGCAAGGGGGAGCCGCATACATTGTAGGTGAGCGCGGACCTGAGCTCTTTATGCCTGGGGTATCTGGAACAATTATCCCTAATGAACAAATGCAGCCTAATCAAAATAAAAACAGCGGAACCGTTAGAGGTAGCTCTAATAACACTTATAATTTTAATATTAACATTCCAAACGCTAATACTCCAGAAGTAATTGGAGCGCTTCGTAAGCTTCTATCCGACCTTGAGACTAACAAGATTGTGAGTGAGTCATAATGGCATCAATAACCGATTCAGGCGGAAGCAATCCAGTAGTATCAACTACATCAGCCGTGGGGGCAACAGCATCTACTACATTGTCTACGCAACGCCTACAAGCTTTGTCGGCTGCTATTAATACTGCTACTACTCTTAATATCCCTTACAACACGAATGCATATTACACAGACCAACTTATAAATAGCGCTAATCCGGTTACGCCGTCCACTAGCACAGTTCCAACAAGTCAAGTTGGAATTACGCAACCAATAAATTATAACTTTAATTTGCCCCCACATGACTGGAGTTTGCCTGTACGACCAACCAACGTTGACCCTGACATCGTAGGTTACAACAATAGTGCGTCTTTCCACGGATTACGTAGAGGTCGTTTATGGTACTGGGCTGGTACTAACAATACCGGAGCGGTATCTGGGGCAGGAACTCCATTAAACTTAGTTGACACCGCGTACGGATTTCAATTCTTATGGAACCCAACAACTATCTCAACAAGCGTTGCTAGAAATATGAACATTACCCCCTCAAGCGCTGATGCTCTACGTGTTGTATCAGGAGTGTTCCCTGGACAAGAAACAGTTAGTTTAAATATTGTTTTAGATAGAACTAATGACTTTGCTTGCATTAGAGCTGAAGCTCAGAACGCTGTTTTAGATTACGCTACCGGTGCAACACAAGGAAAATCTCCAATTACAAATAACCTATCTGCTTTTAGTCGTCACTATAACTCTTTGTACCCTGGAGCAAATATTAATCAAAACATGGGAGAACAGATAGCTAAGCTAATGGCTCAAGGCACAATGGCTGACCTTGAATACCTATTCAAAGCTATTAATGGAAGCGGTAACGGTAACTTGGAGTGGACAACTCTTCTTGGAAAGAAAACCGCTAATGTTGGTTATTTGGCACCTACCCTACTTGGCATTCAACTTGGGCCTAGTCTTGATAATTTATCTTATGTGGGCTGGGCTTCTAATATCAGCATCAATCACACAGCCTTTACAGAGACTATGGTTCCTATTAGAACAGAAGTATCTATCTCAATTCAATGTTTCTCTGGTTCTGGATTGACTTCGGGGGTTTAATAATGTCTATTTACAAAGGCTCTAGATACGAGTACTCAACCATTGATTACTTTACAACAGTAATGAATGGGTCTGAAAAGCCTACTGTGTTTTACACGTTCTCTAACCTTGGGCTAACCAACTACTGGGAACACGTATATGTAAAAGGTGAGCGTCTAGACCAGATTGCCTTTAAGTACTATAACCGACCTGAGTACTGGTGGATTATCCCTGAGTACAACCCAGAAATTACAGACCTTAACAACATTGAGGGCGGGACGGTGTTAAGAATACCAAATGTTTAATTACATATCTGTTGACTTCCCTGAAACCACAATACAACCAACTGTTGTATATCGTGCTGACCTTTTTCAAAAGGTATATGCGCATGAGATGGTCTCTCTGTACTTTAAGGACTGGGGAGTTCAATATGATGTGGTTAAGCCGGGTTCCCCTGTTCACCTAGTAATAAATGGGCTTAATCAACAGCGCGAACTTTACGGATACGTGCACCACGTAAACATAGATAGAGCTCCAGGAAAGTACTTTACTGAGGTAGTTGTTATAGGTGCGTCTTTCCCTATGAAACAACAAAGCCAGAATATCTATAAAAATATGACGGCTGACCAAATAGTTAAGGCCATAGCGGCTGACTATAACTTTGTATGTTATGCGGTGCCTCATCCAAGAGTTTATCCTCAAGTTGCTCAAGCTGGGCACTCTGACTGGGAACTATTAGTAAGGTTAGCTAAGCAGTGCGGCTATACACTGCGTTCTATTAACACGGAGCTTTACTTCCAACCTATTATGGAAGATTACACGCGTTATAGAGAAGAAGCCCCTCATTTTATTATGCGTGAAGCTAGCAACCCACAAGGCTCCACTCTTTACTCTTTTAGACCTATGATTGGTGAGTCTGTTCCATATGCAGATGCTACTAAGGGCGCTGTTGCGGTTAACGGAGTAGATATTGTTAACGCAACACCAATCTCTATTACTCAACAAATACATGCCGCAAAAACAAGACTTAAGCAACAAGTAGAATTCTTTGACAGATTTGATACATCTACCGTAGCCACTACTCCTTTGGTTGCGCAGTATGAGGCAGAAGCTGCGGAAAATAGAAACTATTTCCCTTACCGCGCTACCGTTGAAGTTTTAGGAAATCCTAATCTTCGACCAGATATGCCTGTATACCTAGAGGGTATCGGGGACCCTTATGCTGGTTATTGGGTTATATTAGAAGCTACTCACCACATTGTTGAAGAAGAGCTTAACCGCCAAAAGTACACAACTACCCTTGTTGTTGGAACGGACTCTCTTGGCGCGGCTATTAAATGGACCGATAGCAAAACTGTAAATTCACCAGATTACACACCAAAGAGAACAATTATACCTAACGTGCTTCAAACTAAAATTAAACCAGCTACCGTTCTTAATAAGAAAGTTAAATACGATAGCCCATCAAATACAGGAAGCTTTGGAGACCCACAGAATAGAGCAAAGCCTAGTGTAAACGGAAGAGCTAATGTGCCTTCTATGTGGCAAACCGACACAACAACCCTTGACCCTGTTATCTATGAAGCTAATAAACCTCAATTTATTACTGAGCGCTTAGCTATGAAGTTGGGTGTGCTATGAGTTTTGATAAAAGATTTTATGGAATATACCAGGGCCTTGTTGTGGACAATCAAGACCCTGAGGTACGCGGGCGCATTACTGTTCAAGTACCTCAAGTAACTGGGCAATCAGTTACTGATTGGGTAGACGTTTGCAACACTGGTGGTGGCATATCCCCAAACCCTGGGGATGCCGTTTGGGTTATGTATATCGCTGGAGACCCTAACTTTCCAGTATGGATGGGAGTACTTAAATGAGTAAAGCCTTATCACTACCGTTTCACTTTGATTCAGCATCGGGCGGGCTAGCTACTACTACTGACTCTGCTAAAATGTGGCAAGACAGAGTAATCGTGGCTGTTATGACTAACTTGGGTGAGAGAGTAATGCGCCCTACCTTTGGAAGCGATGCGCCTAAAACCTTAGGTCATAACATAAGTGACGCCGTATCTATTATTAATCAGAGCGTCAACGTGGCATTTGGTCGTTGGCTAACTGACCTAGAGCTATTAGAAGTCACTGGCTTTACCGATGCTGTAGACGGATATTTAGTTGTACAAATCAAATATAGGTACCGTGCTCAAAACATTAATCAGACTGTAAATATCAAAACTGCTATCCTTAGCCGAAGCGGTGACGTAATCCAGGAGGTAACACAAAATGGCCGATAAATATGTACCGCAAGTAGACTACACCTCTCGCGACTACGCAAGCATTAGAGACGATATGACGTCTTTAATTTCTGACTATGCCCCTACTTGGACAACCCGTGACCCAGCGGATATAGGCATGACTCTGCTTGAGCTGTTCTCTTATATGGGAGACCTCCTAAACCATTACATTGACCGTTCGGCAAACGAAGCTTTTATTAGCACAGCTAGCCAACGAGATAGCGTTCTTCAGCTTGCTCGTCTATTGGGGTATAACCCTAAAGAAAACATAGCTTCAACTGTAACACTTACTTTCTATAACTCAACCGCCAGCGCAATTACCGTACCTGCAAAAACACAAGTAGCCACAACTGTAGTGTCTAATAATGTAACTACTCAATTAGTTTTTGAAACAAATGCCGTTGCCACAGTTCCCGCTAAATCGGGTTCTGTTAACGGTAGCGTTCAGGTAAAAGCTACTCAAGGTACTACCGTTACAGAAGTAATTGGAACAAGTACGGGTCTAGCTAACCAAGTATTTAAACTATCTAAAACCCCAGTTATAAATAACAGCGTTTCAATCACTGCAGGCGGTACTACATATACACAGGTACCTTACCTTATTGATTATTCTGGGTATGAAGCTGTGTTTTCTACTTATACAAATGCTGCTGGAATTACATATGCTATTTTTGGAGACGGAATTAGCGGAAACATTCCCGCCAATACTTCAGTCATAACAGCAACATACCGTGTAGGCGGCGGTGTTGCAGGAAATGTAGCTGCAAACACAATTAAAACAATTTTAACAAATGCTCAAGCAGGCTTAACCGTTTTAAATACAGCTTACGGAAGCGCCACAGACGACGGTTCAGCCACAGGGGGCACAGATATTGAATCTACTGACTCAATTCGTTTGAATGCACCACTTAGCTTTAGAGCGTTAAACAGAGCGGTATCTCTGTCGGACTACGCAGCTTTGGCTGTAGCTGGAGGTGCCGCAAAGGCATCTGCTGTGGCTGAAGTGTATAGCAGTGTAACTATATTCTTTGTTCCTTATGGAGACTCTGGTGTTCTAACCGATGGTGTAACACCTTCTACGGTTTTTACAAGCACTATTACCACCCTTAATTCATATTTAACAGATAAAGTTCCCGCAAACACAACAATTACATATCAGCCAGCTAGCTATGCAAAAGTTCAACTTTTTGCAAACATCACCGTACAACCTAAATACAATCAGACGTTGACTAGTTTAAACGTAGGATTGGCTGTAGCAAACCTATTTGCGTTAGATAACGTCGCTTTCCAAGATACTATCTATCTATCTGATGTGTTTGGGGCAATTACATCTGTACCTGGCGTAGGGTCTGTGCAGATTGTAAAGCTACTTCGTGGAGACCAAGACCAATCATTTAATATAAATAACAAAGCGCTTACAAGCAATATTGCTACTATTACTACAAGCGCCACTCACAATATCACTGTAGGTCAGACTATTTATGTCTCTGGAGTAGGAACCGGTAATGGTGACTTTGACGGAACCTATACGGTTACTGCGGTAGGCGCAACAACAATTAGCTACGTTAACGTGTATACAAACGTCGCTAGCGCCGCAGTAAGCCCTGTAGGAAAAGTAACCGTATTAGCTGTTAAAGATATTAAGTGCGATGCTAACGAAATCCCACAACTTGATGGGGCTAACTTAACCCTTACATATACTGGAGGGTTGTAATGGGTCGTTATGGTTTAAATCAATACGACTTAGCTTATTACGGAAATAGCGATGCAACTCCGTATGTATCTACGGCTTTTAGAGCTTTGCCTGAAAAGTATGGTTATATAAATTTATCTTGGAACAGCCCATATGGCCAGTGGTCTAAAATAAAATTAGTAAGAAATACTTATGGATTCCCTGTGAATGCATGGGATGGAGATGTACTAGATATTAAAAATGATAATAGTTATGTAGCTTTTAAAGAAACAGACCCAACTATGTATGATGACAAAGTTGGTCTTGGAACTAATATGTTCTACTACTATTCTTTATTTATCTTTGAAACGGTAACTTATACTTGGGTACGGGTAGGAAACGCAATTGCTCTTTCCCCAAAAGACTATGGTTATACGGATTTAATGTATGACTCTTTGCCAGATGTATATAAAATAAACTCTTTAAATGACCCTTTTTCTAATCTTGATAATGAAGACTTATATAACTTTTTGTCTTTATTTGGGTTTCAACTTAGCTATGACCACACCAACAGCAACTTACTTACAAATAGATACAATGTAGAAACTGTCGGCGGTATGCTTTTTCCTACATTTATGCAGCAATTTGGGTTATCGTACGAGCCAGAGATTGGCTTACAGCAGTCCCGTATTCTTCTTAAAAATATAACTGAGATTTTAAAAGAAAAGGGAGGTAAAGCAGGTTTAAAGGAATATATTAAGTCTTACACCGGTTACGGTATAAATGACCCTTCAAGTGCCCCAAACCCAGGAACAAAAGGTTTAACTGTTGGGGCTAACATTATGCTTGACTACAACGATTCTTCTTTTGAAGAATCTATTGGGCGCTGGACATCCCCTAATAGCACAGCAGTTCTATATTGTCTTAAAGAGAAAAACGTAACTAAATTAAGTTTGACTAGTAACGTGGCTACATTAACTATTGGAGCCCACAGCTATCAAGTTGGAAACAAAGTATTTACAAAGAACTTTTCTTTAGGATTATTTAACTCTGGTTCATCTGCTGTTACTATTACAGCAATAACCTCTACAACAATTTCATATGCGTTAACCGGTACAAATATTGTTACATCTAACGCCTATAACAATTCTTTAAACTTATACCCATCAATTACCCCTGAACCATACACCTACTCAGAAACAACTACCGCATCTTCTTTGTACCCAAACAGACAAAAAGGAATAATGGCGGTAAAAAACGCAAGCGTTACATCTGGAACAATTAAAGTATCTTGTGGTGTATCAAGCACAACTGTTTCCCCTATTAGAGTAGGTATACCTGTAACTGCTGGAACAGCATATAGCTTTAGCGTTTATTCGGCTGCAGGGACAACCCTTAGGTCAATAACAGCTGGAATCGACTGGTACGACCGTTTTGGCGTTTATATTTCATCCAGCACAGGCACTGGTACAAACAACGCTACAGGCGAATTTTCAGTTAGATTAAAAGCTGAAAACAAAACAGCACCTACTGGCGCGTACTATGCAATACCTACACTATCTATTGCTAGCGCTGCTGGGTCTTCCTCTAATGAATGGCAGTATTTTGATTGTGCTCAATTTGAAGCATCAGCAACCGCTAGTGCTTTTGGAGATGCGCGTTGTATTAACATAGCATTAACTGCTACAAGAATTAATGAGTTAATTAATCCACATTTTGTTGGAAGCGGCTCGGCCGCCCCATGGGTAGCGACAGGTGGAACTAGCACAATTGTTTCTAATTATATTGAACCTGGTGCTACTGTTTATACAGCAAATTACTTAACGCTTGTTTCAGGTGTTGCTACTCTAGAATCACCTGTTACAAACGATTTAAAACCCGGTAAGACAGTTTATGTAACGGGTGTAACTGGAATTACTAATGGTGTTTACACTGTTACTGGTTGGACGGCAGCAACTAACTCTACATTTGCGTCAATTACTTTTAACTCCGGAGGGTCTACAACAGCGGCACGAACAGCGGTTACTGGGTCGTTTTACACATCTGGAAATGCTTTAAAAGTAACAGCATCTTCAGGAACAGTAACTTTAAACTCTTGGGATGGGACAACTACGTCTCAACAAATGGGTATTTATTATCCAAACATTGGGTACACATTTAGTGTTTATGCTAAAGGGACAACATCTAGTGACGCGGCTACAGCAAGCATTATTTGGTACAACTCAAGCAATTCTGTAATTTCAACATCTAATGGGTCTAGTACAACGCTTACAACATCAGCTACAGGATGGACTAGAGTTTCTGTTTCATCGGTAGCGCCAGCAACGGCGGCGTATGCCACAGTAAGGGTAACAACAACTACTACCAGTGGAAACGTAATAGTATTTGATTCAGCACTATTTGAAAGAACATCATTTGTTCTTCCATTTTTTAGCGGCGCAGGCGGACCTGGCCCGTCTACGGATTTTATATGGGAGGGCAGCGCAAATGCTAGCCGAAGCCATTATTACAAAAATTATTACAATGTAAGCGTAAGAATGCTTAATGGAAGCTTGTCAGACCAGCTTCTTTTAGGCACAAGCATAGCTATTAAATACGCCCAGCCAAAAACCTAAAAACCTGTGCTATCGTGTGCCTCCCATAACAAGGAGGTCCTATGGACAAACTATATGTATTGGTTACAGGTAATGGAACGACCAGCCGAGCTAACCTAGAAGCACTATTAGAAGATTACTTCTTTAAAAAGAACACCGAAGTCGTACTAATACTTTCTTATAGTGCGATTCCTAGCCAAGGCCAAATATTTGCGGCGCAGTTTGCTAAAGACAAAAGCAAAGACATTTTAGTGTTTGCGCCAAATGATTCATCATTGAAAGATATACCTGGGTCTAGTTTTACAATTAGCTCAAACCCTATTAATGAAGCCACCGTGTTTATAAAAGGCTCGGGTAAAGCTTTTATTCTATGGAACCCATCAGATAGCGACTGCACTCAAACACTTGAGCAGTGCAACGTTATGGGAATACCAGCTCATGACCTAACAACGGGACTGGTCTCGTTGTCATCTAAGGATGCGGTAAAGGTTGAACCTGTTGTAGAAGCAGTGACTGAAGAAAAACCTGCCCCTACCCAAATTAGAGGAGAAGCCCTCACAGAGGCGCAGAAGGCTGAATTGACTAAACTTCTGACGGAGGCGTTTGGAGAAGCCGTCCGTGATGCCCTTAAAAAGGCATAGGATGGTCATTACAGCCCGCGCCATAGGCGTATTAGAGGAAATACTTATAAACCCCAACCATGGAGGCGCTAGAGGCCTCTCAGAGCTTTTGGGAGAGGGACGTGATGCGATTCAAAGCACCATTACGGACCTACGGGACCTAGGTCTAATTGAGACCACCACGGTCAAGACTGGGCGGCTAGGATTTACCCGTTCTATCAAAGTAACGGAGGCGGGTTATCAGTTCCTGAAAAGCCGTACATCTATACTGCAGATACAGCTAACTGTTAATAACAATCTATTACTAGATACTAATACACAGTTATTAAATCATAAACCGAATAGCAAAGCGGAGGAAAAAATGGAGTATGAGGATACGCCCATGTACATTGACCCTGAGGACAGAGACGCTTACCGCGAAAAAGCTCGCGCTAAGAAACATCAGGAAAAGCTTGATAAGCATGCCTCACGCGCAGCTAACAACATGAAGCAGCGCGACCACGCGCACCCAGAGAACTGGTCTGTTACAGATTCAACCTTTGAGTTTGCTGAGCGCATGCATAACTTGTGGCACGTAGAGCCTTGGAAGGTTACCCGCTCTCGGTTCCGTTTTGCTCTTAACGATAAACGAAATGAGTACGGGACAGACGGTGCAGACGAGCGTCTCATGATGGAGAAGTTCTTTAGCAAGCTTAAACACGATACTCGTATAAATAACCCAGAGTTAATTTGGAAAAAGTTTATTATTGAGTTTGGTGACCTGTTAACCCAAGTAAACCGTGATAGCGTCACCCCCGAGCAGTTTGAGGCCGAGGTAACTCGTTCACAGAAGTCAAGGAGCAAACTACGTGTTCAAGAGTAAAGATATTAAAACAAGACGGCAATCATGGTTGAAGCTAGCGCATATCCCGCCACACCTTGTTGGTTGGGAGCTTTCTGATTGTTCAGCTATTACGCCCGAAGATATGGAGGACGTAAAGCTTTGGATTAAATCTGTTAAAGATAAAAAGATTATTCGTGTACAAGGAAGCCGTCTATGTGGCCAAGGTTTGATGTTCTACGGAACACCTGGACAAGGAAAGACAACTTTGGCTTTAGCTGTTATTCAAGAAATCGTTCGTACGTTTTCTTTGGATGAGCTAGATGTTAAAGAAAATAACTCACTTGTTCGTCCTTGTTTCTTTACCACCTATAACGAAATATTAAACATTAAAGGCGCCATAATTAATGGCTCAGCCACAGATGACCAAGATGTTATCTATAACGGCATGCTCGGTCTATGTGAGCAAGACTCATTTAATATCCGTGTACTGATTATTGATGACATCGGAAAAGAGCATGCAAGCCTTAGTGGGTGGCAGCGTAATTTACTTCACGAGGTGTTGCGCACACGATTTAATAAAGGATTGCCTACCATTGTTACTACCAATATCAAACTAGAAGATTGGGCCGCGCTATATGGAGACGCTACCGAAAGCTTTGCTAATGAAGCTTTTGTATATATTCCGATTGCTTCATCTTCAGGGGACCTTCGCAAATGAGGAGCAACATGCGTAGCAAAATTAGGTTACTTCAGGTATTCCTAAGCAAGACTCAAGTCCCTGGACCATCAATCTACGAAGTATCTACAGATGATGACGGTAATTTATATTGCACTTGTTCTAGATTTGAGGGTTCTCATTCATGCAAACACACCAAGTTTGTAACCTCTCGTATTGAAAGTAATAACGGCCACTACCCATTAGAGATTCTTAGCAAAGCTACCGAAGAAGAAGCCGATTTAGCTCGTATAGATAACGATGCTTATAGAAGCTTTATTATTAAGTACGGGAAAATAGAGGTTTTTTAATTATGCAAAATGGGGATATAAGTAACGACTTACCTAAAAGAATTATAGTTACTTCAGATGTTGTTATTCAAACAGAGGTATCTATAAAAAAGAAATATAAGTTTTTACCTTTAGTTGAAAAAACTACAAATTATAGAAGGGACTTATTAAGCTTTTTGTATTTAGTTACTACTAATCGTGGTGTTACTCTTGAACTTGGTTCATTTGACTATGACCAAGAAGAGCTTTCAAATATTATGCTTAATCTTGATGAAATGGGTACAAATCCGTTTAGGTATTGCACGGCTTATGGTTCAGTAGGTAACCTTGTAAAAGAGTTGCCTTATAGACCTGAGGTGTTTGGTGTTGTTGATATTGATTCTAGGCTGTTACGATATGGAAAATGGGGATTGGGGTTTAACGAACTATGAACAACGAAGCCAGACTACTTAGTAAAGCTATTCAAGACCGTAGCGTAAATTACCTTCTTGAGAACGGCGTATCTGAATCATGGTTCCATGATGTTGAGGATAAACGCGTATTTAATTTCCTACAGAAGCATTACGCTAATTACGCAGAGACCCCAAGCTCTGAGGCCATCAATGAAATTATAGATAAGAACTTCCCTAACTATAAATTAGTTCCTGTTGATGACAGCATTGATTATCTATTAGACAAGATTGTAGATGAACGCCGTAAGGCAATTGTTATTCATACCCTTGACGCAGCTATAACAGCGGTTGAGAAAGATAAAGACCATGACAAAGCTCTTAACTTACTTAGCTCAGCTGCGCTAAAGGTTGAACAAGAGGGTCTGTCTCATACTAACTTTATTGATATTACTAAAGCAGCCGCTTTAGCAAAGCATGCTTATGAGCTTCGTAAAGCAAACCCAGGAATGCTTGGTTACTCAACCGGGTTTCCTACAATGGATGAAGCAACGGCTGGAATGCAGGCAGGTCAGTTAATCTTTGTTGTTGCTCCGCCTAAAACAGGTAAGTCAACATTAGCTCTGCAGATGGTTGCTACTGCGCACTTGAGTAACTTAAAGCCTATGTTCTTATCATTTGAAATGAGCAACCAAGAGCAAGAGCTTCGCTATTACTCTATTCGCGCTCGTATCTCTCATCATCGTTTGCGCACAGGAACACTTAACCCTGAGGAAGAAGCACGTTTCTATATGAAGCTTGATTCCATCCAAGCTCAAGAGACAGCACTCTCATTTGGTGATTCCTCCGGCGGTCTTACTGTAAGTGCTATAGCTAGCCAAGTACAGAACCATAAGCCTGACATTCTATTTATTGACGGTGTGTATTTGCTACAAGATGACCAAGGCGCCGAGGCTTACAACCAGCAGATGACTAACATTACTCGCGCCCTAAAGCACTTAGCAATGAAAGCAAAAATTCCTATTGTGGCTACCACACAGGTTCTTAACTGGAAGATGCGTAAGGGTCAAGTTACTGCAGATTCTATTGGTTACTCATCATCATTCCACCAAGATGCTGATGTTATCTTTGGTTTACAGCGCGAAGATGAAACTGTAGATGACACTAGAACTTTGAAAGTAATTGCAAACCGTAACGGAGGGTTCCACGAAGTTCCTCTTATGTGGAACTGGGATACTGGTTTATTTCGTGAAATTGACGAGAGCGATTTATGACCGTAGACGAGATGAAAGATACGCTAACTCGTTTAGGTATTGAGTACTACTCTGAACGCGGGTATGAGATTCAAGCTGCTTGCCCTGCTCACAAAGACAGAACAGGCCATGAAGACCGTAACCCTTCGTTCTACATCAATGCGGACAGTGGCGCTTTTATTTGTTTTTCGTGCCAATGGAAAGGGAATGTTTACACCTTAGTTAACTATGTACATGGAGATGTAGATGCCAACACGTGGCTTAATGAGGGTGGTGGGCTGTCCTTGCGTATGGAACGAATTACTAAAGTTGTTCCTAATATTCAAGAGCAGACACACATAACTGAGTCAATGTTAAGCGCCTTTACAGCACCCCCAGAAGAAGCTTTAAAGAGCAGAGGTTTAATTAAAGAGGCCGCTGAGTCTTTTGATTTATTATGGGATGCTAGAAACAAAAATTGGATTATACCTATCCGTGACGTTGTTACTAATAAGTTACTTGGGTGGCAGGAAAAGGGATATGACCGCAGATACTTTAGAAACTACCCCACTGGTGTACAAAAGAGCCAAGCTTTATTTGGGTATGGTCAATACATTTCCGGTGACATGATTGTTGTTGAATCTCCATTGGATGTTGTTCGTTTGTTTTCTTTAGGTTTTACTGGCGGAGTTGCTACATACGGTGCTTTAGTCTCGTCCGCTCAATTTAATTTAATACGTGGTGGTGAGCGCGTAGTAATTGCTATGGATAATGACGAAGCTGGTCACAAATCTAGTATGAGCCTTTATACTTTATGCCGTGAGATGGATAAAGAGGCTTGGTTCTTTAACTATAACCGACTTGATGTTAAAGATATTGGCGGCATGAGCTTAGATGAGGTAACGTTTGGCATAGAGAATGCTAAGCACATTGCTAAGGGATGGAGAGCCGTCGTATGATTATTGGTTTAACTGGGTACGCACAGAGCGGTAAAGATACAGTTGCAAGTATCCTTGTAGAACAATATGGATTTACTCGGGTTGCATTTGCTGACAAGATTCGTGAGTTACTTTACGAATTAGACCCACCTTTTCCTATGGCAGATGGCAAAGTAGTTGGATTACAAAATCTTATAGATGTATATGGTTGGGATTCTGCTAAACAAAATGAATTAGTTCGTTCCATGCTTCAAAACTTAGGTATAGGTGCTCGTAAGTTATTTGGTGAAAGTTTTTGGGTTCATCAAGCTATGGTATCTATAGCTTTTGCGCACCCTAATATTGTAATAACAGATGTTAGGTTTTTAAATGAGGCTGAGATGTTAAAAGTAAATAATGGTCAAATTTGGCGTGTAGAACGCCCAGGTATTAATGCTGTTAATTCTCATGTATCTGAGTCTCAAATGGATGATTACAAGGTTGACCAAACATTTTTAAACAATGGTTCTATTGAAGACCTATCAGCGTCTATTAAAGCTCGTATGGTAGGCTTGCTTGTATGACCTTTACGGGAACCCTTCTTCCTTATCAGCCTGAGGCAGTAGCTCGTATGTGCGAGCGCACAAAAATGCTTGTGGCCTATGACCTTGGTCTAGGTAAAACAGTTATTACCATTGCCGCTTTAGAAAAGTTAATGGATGAGGGGAAAGTTACTGAGCCAGGGCTTATAATTTGTTTATCCTCACTTAAATACCAGTGGGCTAATCAGATTGAGAAATTTACCGATGGAACTTCAAAAGCTTTGGTTATTGATGGAACGCCAAAGAAACGTAAAGAACAATACGAAGCCGCTATGGACTGGCGGCATTCGGGGGTTGATTACATCGTCCTTAACTATGAGCAAGTTGTTAACGACTGGAATTTTATCAAAGACCTACCAAGAGGATTTGTCGTCCTTGACGAAGCAACAGCCATCAAGTCTTTCAAGTCTAAACGCTCAAAAGCAGTCAAGAGGCTAATTCACACCCCGTACCGTTTTGCTTTAACAGGTACTCCTATTGAAAACGGTAAGCCAGAAGAGTTATATAGCATCATGCAGTTTGTAGACCCAACCGTACTAAAACGTTTTGATATCTTTGACTCTACTTTTATTGTTCGCAACAGTTGGGGCGGGGTGCAGCACTACCGTAACTTGTCAGTCCTTCATGAGACTATGAAAGAGGCGTCTGTGCGCAAAGCGCAGAAAGACCCCGACGTGGCGCCATTTCTACCTGACACCATTCATCAAGACCCTATTATGATTACGCTAGACCGAAAGACTTCTAAGTTATACACCCGTATCTCAATGGACCTAACAACCGACTTAGACGAGGCACAAGCCTTGTTTGGAGCTACCTTTAACATCCTTACCCACTACGGCGAAGAGGGCTCTAGAGGCGGTCCTGAGGACGAGATGCGCGGAAAGATAATGTCTAAGATTGGAGCATTAAAAATGCTTTGTTCCCATCCAGAGTTGCTTACTACTAGTGCAGATAAGTTTAAGAGGCTTAACGGAGAGGGTTCAGGGTATGCAAATGAGCTAGTGGAGTTAGGCTTACTAGATGGTCTTACAACATCGCCTAAGCTGGAATATTTAATTCAATATGTAAAAGACTTCTTAGAACAAAACGAAGAAAACAAGGTAGTCATATTTGCTACCTATGTAGATATGCTAGATAAGATTGCAGAAGCCCTAGGGCCAGAGCAGTGCCGTTTATATTCAGGTAAACTAGATGCAAAGACTAAGGAGGATAACAAAATTGCTTTTAACACTGACCCAGCTGTTCGCGTACTCATTAGTTCTGATGCTGGTGGCTATGGGGTTGACCTTCCGGCTGCTAACTTATTGGTTAACTACGACTTACCCTGGAGTAGCGGAGCAGCTGTACAAAGAAATGGGCGAATCAAAAGAGCGTCCTCAACTTGGAAAACCATTGTAATTCAAGACATCATTGTCAAGGGAAGTATTGAAGAGCGCCAGTGGGATACCCTCCAGCATAAGTCAGCTGTGGCAAGTGCTGTTATTGATGGAGAAGGTATAGATGAAGACGGCGGAATTTCTATGAATGTAGGTAGTCTTAAGCAGTTTTTGAACAGCGCTATCCTATAAAATTGGAGTATGCCTAACGCACCTAAGACGCCAACGCGCACAATCCGGGTTTCTGATACCCTATGGAAAGCTGCTCAGGCTAAAGCTGCCCTTGAGGGGGTAAGCATAACCAGCGTTGTTATTGCAGCTCTAGAAGACTATTTGACAAAGGAATAGAGCGGTACTAGATTCTGCTCTATAACAGGGGAGAATATATGGATATCAAATCTATAGCACGTCAGTACTTAAGCCTTAAAGATGAGGCTGCTTTACTCACTAATCGAACAGTTCAACTTAAAGAACAACTTCTTGAGGCTGTTGAAAAAGAAGAGTTTGACGATAAAGGTCACAAGAGGCTTACTCTTCAAGATGATATTAAAGGTCAAATAACTCTTACAAAACAGCGCCGTGTATCTAAGAACTTAGACATGAGTATTGCAGAAGACCTACTTACATCTAAAGGTATTAAAGATAAATGCCTCAAGACAATTTCAGTATTAGATGAATCAGCAATCATGGCAGCTTTCTATGAAGGGCTTCTAACAGAAGACGATATTGATGCCATGTTCCCAGCTAAAGTTACTTATGCATTTTTGGTTGATAATAAGTGACAGATGATTTAATAGATTCAATGTTTAGCGACGTTGACCAATACTATCCCGGTAGTAAACGTAAACGTAAACCAGTGGTGGCTAAGAAGCCCGAGGTGGAGCTTGACCTTAATTGGGATGCAAAACCTATAAAGAAAACATTACCCAATGGCAGAGACCTTGAAATGTTTACTATTGGCGCTATAGCAGCGGCGTTAGGTAGACCTGTAATAACCATGCGTGCGTGGATTAAAGAGGGTTACCTACCCGCTGCGCCTTATAGACTTCCTTCTACAAAAAACGTAAACGGAAAAGAACACCAAGGGCGTAGGTTATATTCCCGCGCTATGGTCGAAAGAGTTGTGGAGATACTACGTACGGCTGGACTTCTTGAAGTAAAGCGTATAGAGTGGTCTTTACACCGGCAGGTCAGCATTGACATTGCCGAGGCATGGACGCAAATCCGTGCAGATGAAACCAAATAATAACAACAACATATAAAGGATGATACAAATGTCTGTACAAAGAACAGATGAATATATGCCAGAGCAAGATGAATTTGCTATGACAGATGCACCAATCACTGCTCGCCCACCACAGGCTTCTGCAAGCACTGCAGTCGCATCAGGTTGGGAAGCTGCTAATAAAGTAACTACTGGTACATACCCAACTGATTTTAAGTTTGGTGATACCCCACAAATTATTAAGTTCATTGACCCAAGCGGACCATTTGCCGTTTATCGCCAACACTTCTTGTCACAAAAGACAAGCGGACAACGTTCGTACATCTCACTGGGTGCTAATGACCCATTGTGTGTAAAGCTTGGCAGCAAGCCAGAGCTAAAACGCGCATTCAGCATTATCAATTTGAGTGCTGTTGGCGGTCCACGCCGTGAACGACTTATTGCATCCCCTCGTTTGTACGATGCGCTTCATGCAGCAGAGTTTTCACCTCAAGGCCCATTAACTAAGAACTACTGGGCTATCTCACGTTCAGGAAAGATGCAGACAACTATGTATCACCTTAACGCAGTTAAGTCTCGTGACCTCGTAGAGGACTGGGGCATGACAGATATTGAGGCTATTGAAAAGTCACTTGCTGACATTCAGCCATTTGTAAGTTCCGACCTTAAGGAACCAACCTGGGAAGAGTTAGAAGCTGTCGCAGCTTCACTGCTCTAGCAAATAGACCGCTGGAGGGTCAGGCGCTACATCCCCTGCACCTGGCTCTCCAGCCTTATTTTGGGGATACAACTTGAATATTATTATGAACAAAGAGCAACTTGATGAGATGGTTGCTTATTATTTACAACAAGATTCTTTTGCTTTTGACGTAGAAACTGTAGGAACCCACAGAGGTACTCCCGCAGTTAACGAAGTACTTTGGATATCTTTTGCTACACACGGCCGCGGAGATGTTATTCCTATGGGCCACCCAAACGGCGACTTTGTAGAATTAATCCGACCCCTTACAGGGGTTGGTCAAAAGCGTTTAGATGCAGGTATGCCTATTCGAGATACCGACTATTCTTCTGATGATAAAAAAGCTACTAAAGTATTTACTCCAGGACCTGAGCAATTGTTTCCTGCCGAGGTATTTGAAACTCTTAAACCTTTGATGTTTCATCCCACTATTCTTAAAATTGGTCACAACTTAGGTTTTGACCTTAGCTCTGTATCAAAGTATTACGGCAATACTCCCCCATGTAAGCCTTATTTTGACACTCTTATGGCATCTTTCCTTTACGATAACAAGAATCGTGGAAAGCTTGGTTTGGATGACTGTTTACAGCGCGAACTAGGATTCAGTATGCAAAAAGGAATTGGTCACAAAGTAGAGGACTATTCATTTGATGAGGTAGCTAAATACGCATATCTTGACGCCAAGTACACATTTCTATTGTGGAAGGCTCTTATAGATAAGTTAGAGGCTTCCGAAGTAGTTAAGGTTATGGCACTTGAGATGGATGTTCTTGAGGTCCTATGCCATATGAAATTAGAAGGTACTTATATTGATATTGAGTCTTTGAAGGCGCTCAACATTCAATTAGAGTCTGATATTGAAGCAGCAAAAGCGCACGCTTACAGCGTTGTTGGTCAAGTATTTAATATGAATTCCAATAGCGAAAAACAGTATTTGCTTTACGGGCCAAAGGAAGAAGGCTGTAGAGGTTTAAAGGTAAGCCAGTTGACTGGTACAGGACAGAAGAATGCAATTGCTTTGGGTGCAGAAGGCCTTACCCACAAAGACTATTCAGTTAACGCCGCGGCATTAGAAGAGTTACGCTCAAAAGATGAGTTTGTAGACGCTTTAGTTACATATGCCGACCTTAATAAACTACAGAGTACTTACGTTATTCCTTATCTTGGTGGTGAGGTTGTTAAGACTGTAAATGGTAAATCCAAGATTGAAACACGCGAAAGTATGTTGGTAAACGGAAAGTTATACGCAGATTTTATTCAGTGGGGTGCCGAGACAGGTCGTTTTTCTAGTCGCAATCCTAATTTACAGAACATTCCAAACCCTGAGGCTAGTGAGAACGGTAAAGCTATTCGTAACTTATTCATTGCACCAGAGGGGTATAAGTTAATCGTAGCTGACTATTCACAGATTGAGCCTCGCGTTATTGCCGCGATGTCTAAAGACCCAATTATGATGGACAACTATCTTACTGGCGGTGACCTTTACACCACAGTAGGTAACACAGTGGGCGTAGACCGTAAAGCTGGTAAGGTTCTAGTTCTTGCTATGGCTTATGGAGTAGGACCTGATAAGATTTCAAATCAGATTGGCTGTACGGTTCAAGAAGCTAAGGCGCTTTTAAATGCTTTTGCTGAGAAGTTCCCTTCTGTATCTAAATACAAACA